TTTTGCTTTTGCTCTTGCTTTTTTATTCTTTTTTGCTTTTTCCTCAAATAATTTTACCTCAGCCTCTATCTTTATATCATTTTGTTGTTTTTTAATACGATCAGCAATACCATGAAAAAATTTAACTACTCCATCTCTACAGCCCTTGCAAGTTTTAGTTTGTCTTACGTTTGGAAAATATACGTGCCACAATCTAAAAAAATAATCTAAAGCATGACCATTATACATATTCTTTCCATTCATGTCTTTAAGATTTACTTCTTGATTGGCTACTATTTCATTTTTTCTTTCATCGGTTAGTTTAGATAGAACTACATCAAATTGATTTTGCATATTATAAAGTTTAGTTATTACTTATCCCACTTACCTAAAGGACACTCACCAAAGAACTCTTTAGTTAGAGATGCTTTAGCATCTATAAAGCAAGTACACTTACCACATCTTGCTCCTTTTGACCATTTAGGATATTTTAACATTAAGAAGTTTCTGTAAAAGTCGCACTTTTTACACGTATCTAATCTATCTTTCTTTACTTTTTTATCAACAAACATATGTTTAAATTTTAAAATGTTGCATTAGCCTGTATTACACTAACTGAAGATTGGCTATCTGTTATATCTGCTTCTACTACTACTACTTTTCTTTGTCCTTGCATTGCTCCCATCATCTGAGCTTGATTGTTAGCACTAAACTGAGCTTGAGCAAACTGAGGAGAACTTAATAAACCACCATCAGCAAACTTAACACCACCACCTGCAACATTCATAGCGGACAATTCGTTTTTAAACATTGCTGTACTTCTTTTGTTTATTACAGCCTCACCGCCTTCTAACTCATTTACTCTACCTCCAACTGCAAATTTAACACCTCCTTGTGCGTGACTAGGCCCATGTACCATGCCTCCATTAGCAAATTCTTTTACAACACCACCATCGCCAAAAGAATCTTTTAATGCTTTTAGATTTGCAATTAAAGACATAACAGTTGCTAATGTAGTAAGCATTGCGACAATATTAAAAGGAAACTTTAGTTTTGCTTGTTCAGTAACACCAACCGCAGCATTAGATAGTGCTAATACATTATTTGCTACTGCAGCAGCAGCAGAAATAGCAACACCTGCCTTTCTAACACCTTGTAATTTTTTATCATCACCTGCTAGTTGTATAAGCTGATCTCCTAACTGAGCTACACCATCTATTTCTGCTTGTCTAACATCCTTCTCTTTTTGTATGTTGTCAAGATTTACTTTATGATTTTCAAGTTTAAGATTGTTTAACTTAGTCTCTAGTTTTACTCTTTCTTCAAAAGTTAGCTGTTCATCTAACAGTACATTATCTAGCAATTGAATTTGAAAATCTCTTAGTTTTTGCTCTTGCTCTTCCATAGTTGCAGTACCATTCAATACATCTTCTTTAAGACTGTTAAAATAATCTTCAGAAGCAGTAGATAAAAAGTCTGAAGCTAAAGCATTATCTTTCTTAGCAGTTGTGTTTGCTACTATGGCATCTGTTTGTTTAACTGTAACTTTTGTTACTTTTTTATCTTTGTCAGCTACTTCTTCTTGAATAAAACCATATTCTTTTGCCACTTTTAAGGCTCTAGCATATTTATTGTCTAACAATATGGTAGCTTCTTTAAGATTTTTTATTTCAATCTCATCTTTTTTAATTTGAAAATCTGTTAAATCAGTTTGAATCGCCATACCACCCTCATAAATAGTTGAAATAATTTGCTCTCCATCAATAACTCTTTGCCTGTTTTCTGCTAAACGCTGTGCAACTTCAAACTCTTTCTCAGCAATTTCTACCCCTTCTGCTGCAATTTTGTTTAATTCTTCTGTTGCTCCCATTAATCTAATCTTATCAACTAGCTGTTTGTTAGCATTAAATTGTGCTACCTCTAATTCTTCAACTGTATCTTTTTCAGTAACTAAATTTGGAAGATAACTACCATAAGTAGTGTTTAACTTTATCATTGCTTTTTGTCTAGTTTCCTGAGAGTTATTAGTATCTTTTAAAACACCAAATAGCATATTCATTTCAGTTCTTTCTTCTTCTAATTTTTCAGATACAGGTATTTCTATAAAATCAGTAAGTGTGTTTACAAATGATGCAAAACCATCTACTATGTTTTTAATATTTTTACCAAAACTTTCTACAAAAGCTATTGCAAAACCTTGAGTTGCAGATTCAGACCTTTTTAAAGCTCCTTCTAAAGTGTCTCCAACAATTCTAGCCATTTCCTCTGCAGCACCATTAGCACCCTCTAAAGCATCTCTAAGCTGAACAGTTTTATCTCTACTTGTTATCATTTGCTCAAAAGCAGCAGCTTGTCTTACTTCAACAACTTCCATTATTTCTGCAAGGCTACCTCCTTCTTTACTAAATTTAGTTAAGGCAGGAACTAACTGATCTAAAGAGTGTATTGTTGTTCCAAAAGACTTTACTAAATCTGAGTTTGGGTCTTGCATTTTAAGAAGTATATTTCTTAAAGATGTACCTGCAATAGAAGCCTCAATACCTGCATCAGACATTTGAGCCATAATTGCTGTTGTATCTTCAATAGAAAAACCTGCTGATTTAGCAATTGGAGCAACCTTTGTCATAGAAGTTTGAAACTTCTCAAGGTCTAATGCAGAACTTGTAAAAGATACTGCCATAACATCAACTACTCTTTGTGTTTCACTAGCATCTAAACCAAAACCTCTAACCGCAGAACCTGCTACTATAGCAGCTCTAGCTAGATCACTATCAGTAGCTGTAGCTAAATTAAGCGTTGCTTCTTGTGCGTCTAATATCTCTTGAGTAGAAAAACCTAATTTACCAAAGTTAGTTTGTAGTTCAGCAACTTGTTGTGCTGTAAAGAAAGTAGAACGTCCTAAGTCTTTTGCTGATTGTGACAATAGCAAAAATTCTTCATTAGTAGCTCCCGTAATTGCCTGTACCTTAGCCATTTGAAACTCAAAATCTCTAAATCCTTTTACCGCAGTACCTATCACATTAGTTATAGTTCTAAAAGCACCAACAGCAAGACCAATAACTGCAGTACCCTTAACAATCTGCTTTGCCATACCATTGCTTGACTTAGTTACCCCTTTAACTTCTTTGTTTGTTTCTCTAAGTGCTTTTGAGTTTTTTGCTATCGCTTTTTCATTTTTAATATAAGCGTCTGCTGACTCTTTAGTAACTTTTACTCCTCCTTTTACATCCTTTTCATACTGTCTTTGCTCTTTACGTAACTGCTTGAGACTGTCTTTTAATTCAGTAATCTTTTTGACATTTTTAATGTCTACCTCTATTGCTACCTTACTCTTTAATGCCATATCTTAATTATCCTATTGTTAATGTAATTTCTTCTTTAATCAGTTGTTTATCTATCTCTGTCTCTACTTGCTTTACTATACTATCTCCTATTCTTTCGTCTATATCACTAGCTGCAACTTTGTTTTTAGCTATATCAATAAAGAAATATCTTTTATCACCATATGGATATACATTTTTATCTCCCGTTCTAGTAAAATATTTTTTTTCTAAATTGTTTTTTACTTTATTTACAAATCTATTTAATGCTTCTTCATTTGCAAAACTTAATTGTCCATTTTTTTGCTTACTTATAGCCCACTCTTTTAAAGCCTCATATCCTACTGTAACACCTCCTGTCTTACCATCATTAACAAGCCACATATAGGGAGTGTCATTAGTGATTAAAAGAGAAATATTATCTTTTCCAACTTGTAACTTATCACGAAACCCATTGTATAGCTTCCCCGAAGCTATGTGTTGCTGATGTTTTAACTCTTTCCTTAACTCTCCAATAATAAAAGGAGCTTCTTTTTTTAATGCATCTTCTATGAATTTATATTGTTGTGCCATTATATTATGGAGTTATAGGTTCGCCTTCTTCGTAAGGCATAGTTTCGTTACTTCTTGGTACTAATACTTTAGAAAGACCTATTAATGGCAAGTCTACAGTAACAGGAACTCTATAATCATCTTTTTGTTTTACTGACATTCCTGATATTTCAACTGTATTGCCATCTACTGTAGAGGTGTAATCAATAAAAATTATATCACTCGGTGTTTCTGCCTTAAAATCTAAGGTAATCTGACCATCTTCATTAGGTAGTTCAAAAGCTGTAACATCAGATTGTGTTAATACTCCAACTGGAGCTTCTGTAGTAACTAGACGACCTCCTACATTGTAAAGTCTTGATACTGAGAGTGTTCCAACAGAAACAGAATATGTTAAATCAATAGTTAATCTATATTCTGACCCAACATTAAGCCTTCTAAGCTCTTGAAATATTCCTGAGTGACTACTAACAGCCGTAACAACAGTAGCATGAATTATTATTTTGTTATCTGAAGATTCAGGCCTTCTACCAACTGGTGCGGGTGTATAAACAGCACCACTCGTTCCAAAACTAAACCAATTTGAGTTTTTAAAGGCAGGTAAACCAGAATTACCTACAGCCTCAGTTGCAAAATCAGCAGTTGTTGTTAATTTGGTTGTTGAACTAAGAACTGTTCCGGATGTAATACCCTTACCATAAGAAAGTCTTTCATTTGTAAAAAGAGGAACGGATATAAACACATCCTGTCCATCTAGCATTGCTAATCCGTTGTCACTTATTTGTTGTCCTACATATGGCATAATTTATTATTTTTATTGTCTATTAAATGTTGTATCTACAGGCCACAACTTTTGAAGGTCAAATAAAACTAACTCTACTTTAGTCACTTCATTAGTGTTGGGACTATAATCAATAATTCTGTTTATTCTATAATAATAACCATCAACATATATTAATTTTCTTAAATCTAATTTATTAATGTCAGAAATTTTTAAATTAAAATATGCTGTCTTAATTCTAGGGTTTGTTTTTAACATCTCTATCATGCCTTGATAATATTTTTGATATAAACCTCTTTTTGGGTCTGCAGCATATTCAAGATTATTGACACAGCTATATGATTCTAAAGCAAGTGAATTATATGTTAAAGGGTCTTCAACATCAAGATAATGACCAGTTCTGTCATAGCTAAATACTCTACCTCTCTGCACATATGGATTCTGCTTATAATTAGAAGGCCATTGCGGGTCTCCACCAAGAATAACTCTTAAGTGATATTGACCATCGTAAAATTCAAAATTTATTGCTCCAACCTGATACTTTACTGGATAACCATCTAAGATTCCGCTAGAACTACAATCATCTTTTATATAATGCAAAAGTCTTGGCCTAAATTCGTAACCTTTTGGCGGCCTACAAAGACCCCAAGGATATGGCTCACTATCTTCTTCACAATTTCCCCATAATAAAGCTCTAGTTGGTGTTACTGAAAAGCTAGTGGCATTACCTCCTGATGTCTTTACATCTCCCGAACTATATGTACCTGAAAAGAATGGATTTTCAAAAGTTGTAACTCCCATCTCAAATTCATCACTTAAATATTCTCTGTATGGATAATTATCTATAATACCATCAAAAAATTTATTACCCCTAGCCTCTACTTTTTTATCTGCAGAATCTTCTTTATATTTAAAGACAAACTCTCTTTTGACAGCAGCCTTTACAAATTTATCTTCTTGTTCTTTTGACAAGTCTAATTTATCTGACCAATCTATTGCTTCGTTTTTATCCGAATAAAAATCGTTAAAAGGTTCTATATTAACACTTTTAGTGTTTACATCTGTAGTCATTTGAAGGTTAAAAGCGTGTATAACACCTTTTAAAAAGTCAAGTTGTGTACTTTCATTATCAATTACATTTTTTAAATCATATGTCTGTCCATATTCTACTTTATCGCCATGGTGAGTAATATTTATTTGAGCTACATTCAGACCAGTACCTCCCGCAGAATTTGCGTTGTCAGGATTAGAACCGCAGAAAAAGTCAAACAACCAACCAACTGTTTGGGTAGGTGCGGGTGGATTAGGATCATACGCATTCTGCAAAGTTTTAGCCTTTAACCTAATTTCAATTCTATCTCCCTTGTTAAAATATCTGTCTTTTATATCTATTGGTTCAAAAGTAAAAGAATTGTATTCATCACCTGCATTTGGCCTAGGACAAGCAGACCATACTTTGTTTTCATTAAAAGCATAAGACTCTGCAATATTTTGCCACCCTGCAGTTGATCCTACTGTTAAAAGATATACTTCCATTTGTAAATAATAAGACCTTGACGACCAAGCTGTCCCCTCGCAAAAACTTCTTATCCATACACCAAAGTTTTTTATTTCAATATCGTAAAACCCATACTCAGGTATTGTAAATCTCCCTGTACTATTATCATACATAGAAGTATTTAGTGATGAGGTAAAACCACTCGTTGTACTATCAAACTGTATTCCTGTTGTATTATTTATATTGTTAAAATTATTAGGCATGCCACTCCACCTAAAAGTACCAAAAGGGTCTGAGGGGGTTAAAAATTTAAAATACTGAAGATAATTTGCTCCACTAAAAGTAATTCTTATACTGTTAGCATCTTCCCTTTCTTGAGGGTTGTTATATACAAAATTTGGCAATAGCATTACTAGCTTTTTAAACATCGGTGATTCTATAAAAGTAGAATTTATAGTATATCCTTCTTGCTTAAAAATACCATGTATAATATCGTAAATAAATATTGCAGGTCTCCAATCTACTGTTGGTACTTTATTTGGATATGGTGTCCCATCACTAAAAAAACCATAATATCCAGTCTCATTTGCATTTAATCCATCTAACTCGTATTTTGTTTTATAAAGCTGCATATTAAACCCTTCTCCATCTGTATTATATAATCCATATCCTGCTAAGGGATAAATAACTGCTTTATTGTTAGCGGTAAGACCTCCTCCTGGTAATTGTCTAGTTAAAGCATTATTGACACCCCAACTTTCAACAATACTAGGCTCGTTTACTTGTAAATTCTTTCCACTACTAACTCCTTTTCCATTTAAATTATCCCAACCACTACCAACAGCACCTCCTTTTACTGCTAAATCCATTAATAGCTTATTATCTATAGCAGACACCCAATCAATATTATCGCCATAAAATACACATGAATAATATTGAGGAGTAGAATCTGTACCTATCGATTGTATTTGTAATTTACCACTTAAAGAGTAAATATCATCTATTATTATTCTACAATCTTTCCTTGTATTTATTTGGTTATCTTTTATTATTGAACCAACCTCATAAGCACCTTTTAAAAGTGCATTATTATGTTTTGTTGCGGGAATATCAAAAGTTTTACTATATGTACCTGTTCTAGCTTCTAAATCTCTAGCTTCAGCAATAGAAAAGTTAAGAGCAAGAGGAAAGTCAGTAGAATTTCCAACGTCTAACACTCCAATTATACTTTTGGTGAAGTTAACCCCTGTATTTAAAGCTAATGTAGACCTAACAACACCTGACATTCCACTACCTGCATATATTTCAGCCTCTGATCCTGCTCCTCCTGCTGTAGCTGTAAATGTTCTTACAGATTGTCCATCTGTAGACCTTCTATGTGTGCTTCCCCAACCTATAGCTGTTCCACCTACTGAATTAGGTTGATAACCAATAAACCCACTTCCCGACATTCCACTAACAGTTAATACAGATTTATAAACATTGCCTAAAGCTAATTCTCCAGTTACAGGTGTAATTGTTTGTGTTCCAACTGCTGATGATATAGAAATCTCTTCTGATGATATTACTGTCCAACTGCCTGTAGATGTAGCATTGTTAAAGTTTACTTGATTTTGTCCCTCAGAATCGTAGACATAGTCTAAAAGCTCTATTTTGACCATAATTTAATTTCTTTGTGTTTGTATTTCTTGAGATTCAGAGTATTCTATATTAAACATTGTCAATCCTTCTTCTTGATTTACTGAAGTAACCTCAGTATTAGTTATTATTACTGGAGTGTATATAGAACGAAGCCCATCGGCATTAGGTCTTACTTGATCATTAAGGCCTGACAGGTGAAAAGGAGCATCATGTTCAAATTCCTGACCCTCTGATGTCTGAGCATAAACTTCAACCCATACATTAGGAGAAGTAAATAATTCTTCTAGCCATTTAGCCTCAAGATATGGTAAAGGCTCAGTATAAACACTTTTATTGTTTGCCGCACTCATTGTTCTTACTTGATTACCTCCTTTATAGGTATTATATCCTCTCATAGAGTCGTCATAATATTCTCCTATATCGTTCATGTCTTTTTGAAAATATCTTCTGTCAGGTAAGGCATTTTGCATTAAAGTTTTATTAACGCTTAAGCCTTCTGTTACATTACCTTTGGCGGTATATGAATCTATACCTCCCACTCTGTTTAACCAATGAAACCTTACTTGCTTATAAGGCCCTTTTTGCTCTAAATCATCTATTTTGTACCAAAAAGTAGCTGAATGGTTTACTTGTACTGCAGGTGCTGAGTTATAAATACCTCTAATATGAACACCATACCATCCTGTATTAGCAGTTATAGGTGTTACTGGTGTTGCGTACGGATAGTTTGTTGTTTGCGGTTGGTAAGCATGACTGTTTATGTATGAAGGAGCTACATTTTGAACAGTCATAGAGTTTTGTATTTGCTCAAATTCATTAGCAGCATACAAATTAAAATCATGAGATATGTCAGAATAAATATCTGTAGTTCCTAATTTGTTTTCCCATTGAGAACCTAAAACAAAATCTAAGCCAGTTGTTCCATCTTTATTGTATGTCTGACCATATACTTCATATAGCCTATATCTTGAAGATGGTGACGCTGAAGGATAAGTATTTTTCACATAGAATTGTAAAAACTCTGACCTGTCTGTTGATGATACTGATTTTTTAAGAGATGGTATTCCATTAGGTTGAATACTATAATTTGGACAGTTCGTCATAGCTAATTTAGGATATTGATTTGCAGGACTGGCCTCATTTATTGCTCTCATAAAGTAATAGTAAGGCATTTCATCTACCCCCACAACAGAATTTACAGCCGCCACGTAATTTGCTGATGATAAAGTAGTAGTAGATGTTTCTATACCACCAGTAGCATTTAACTCCTCAAATACACAACGAACTGAAACTGCTCTATAGCTGCCATTCATTTTTACTATATATGGACTAACTGCTGCTATTACAGTATCTTGCTTGTCCTCACCTCCATTCATACCTCCATATTCTACAGTCTGCCAACTTCCCTTTCCTGCAGGACATAATGAGTAAGACAGTTGATCCTGTATTATTCTTGACACGTCTATAGTAAATGTTTGCTGTTGAGGTACTGTACCTGTTACAATGTTACTTACTGGTAAATCTCTGCTTTTCTTTATTCTAGCTATCTCTTGCCACCCACCATATGCTGTAGAGCCACCAGTACCCGAATAATCTGTTGTTACTTCTATAATAAATACAGTATTTATTAAATCACCTGCATTTACAGGAATAAATTGATCTGTTATAGTTACTCCTCCCGATGATCCTGACCATACAACCTGATATACCATAGGCATAGATGCCGAAACTAAAAAATTATTAGTGTTAAGCGTTTGCTGCGTATACATTGCTTCCCCTACTCCCCATTTTGGTTGTTTTCCCCAACTTACTGTTCCATTTAATGCCATATCTTAATATATTCTATATTTTTTGTTTAAATAATCTTCTACTTTATTTCTTTCTGCATCGCTTAATGCTCTATCATAAACAATCACCTCTGCTACTGAGCCATCAAAAAAACTTGTTGCTATTGTAGGCAGACCTCCAATATACCAATTACCAAAGACAAATTTTGATGTAGCGTTAAAACCAGCCTCAGTAACTGGTGTTCCCGCCCTTCCATTTAAGTATAGAGTCATAGTGTCTGCATTTAATTTATATGACATAATATTATCTTCGGTTTCTGAAATTGAGGCTATAGCTACATTTGCTGATAAATCTGTCGTTCCATCTGACACTTGAGCTTTAAAGTCTGTTGCATCTTTTTGTCCTAATTGTATCTGTCCTAGTCCTGCTCCTGCAGGTTCAAGAGCAAAAATTGATTCCTGATCTGTGTCTACGTTTGTTTTGTAATTAGATGCTATAAAAATAGTAAAGTCTCCCGATGTCAATGGATTATTAGCAGGAGTGGTGCTTTTAAGGTTTTGATTTTTAGTTTCATTAAATACAAATCGTGTTTTACCATCTAAATCTCCAACATTCCTTACGTCAGACCCTCCTTTAAAAGTATATCTTAAAGGTTGGCTGTCGCTAGTAGCTTGAGCTACATTATTATTATTTCCTGACCTATCTCCCCAAGCACTAACCCTCTTTGTTGGAATGCTAAATGTAACATTACTATCTGCAGATAGCCATATCTTCAAGTCTGCTATTTCATTTGGATAGTTAGATACAGGAGTAAAGCACTTACTAAATATTTTCCATCCGAAATTCATTTTTATTTGCAGTAATTGATCATTAGCAACATCTTTATTTCTTTCTAATGTTAAAGTACCATCTGTAAGATAAGATATAGTTGTTTTGCTCTCTTGCTCTCCCATATATGACTTTAAAAACATATCTAACCATTCATTTGCTAAATCCTGTAAATTGTCCCACCTTTGATCTATTGTTTCGTTAGCTTGTTCTGTTCTGTTGTATAAATCTGAAAAATACACCTCAAAAGAATATTCTTCCCATCCGTTTCTAGGTGTTACTTCAGGATATAACGAATCAGGAGGTGTTATAAGTAATGAAGGATATTGTGTATTGTGATTATCGTTAAACTCTTCTGTATACCCAAAGAATTTATCACCATAAACCCATTTATCCTTCATTGTTTTTACTATATCTGTTAATCTTACTATTGCCATTACATTACTTTGTTAGGGTTGTTTATTTTTTCTTGTACTTTATTGTCATAAGTATTTTTTGCTGTAATCCAACTTAAATACGTCATGACATGATAAAGATTTGTGTCTCTTACGCTATCTATAGCGTTTTTACCTTCAATATTGAACACTTGCTTCTCTGCCAATAGATAAAGACTATTAAGCCATCCAAATGGCTTTATATAGGTTCTATATAATCCTTTTGTATTCACAGTTCCTGTACTTGTTGTTGTTTCTCCAAATACGAAGGGGAAAGTTTTGCTAATTTTACTGTTTGCTGAGTCAAAAAAAAACTGAACTCCCAAATGATGTCCATTGTAAGTTCTTTAAATTTATCTGCCTTTTCGGCTATTTTATCATCATCATACTCCTCATCAATTTTTCTACATAATATTGCCATCTGTTGAGGTAATATATCAAATCTTCCATTTTCCATGTCTTTAATATACATATCTAATTGAGTAGCTTCAATATAGTCTCCATATGTATTCTTTTTAAAAAATTCTGATGGAAAGAAATATGTTTCTCCTTCAAATTCAAAAGACCTTGTTCCTTTTGGTTTATATTCTTCAGTTAATTTGTTTATTAAAGATAAAACTTTGTTTATTTGTTTTACATCTACTAAAGTTGTTTCTTCTTTTGTCAATCCTGAAATATAACTAAAAATATCAGCATTCATTTTTAGAGTTTGCGTATCTGTAAGTTTTACATCTTTATTAAAGTCTTGCATTAATGGTGATTTAAGCAAGGCGTGTTTGTTTTCTTCTTTGCTTTTATCTTCTTCAGTAGCATTTGTGTAATGCTTCTTAATAATAGTTGCTAGTTCACCCCAATACTTTACAGTTATGTCTTTCCATTCTATTGGAATGACAACATCTCTATCAAAATTTTGACTTTTAATATTAATTGTTATGCTCATTTATTTTTTTTAAGTTAGTTAGTATGTTTTTTTGCATCTCTTCTTTGATATTTATATCCTCTAGTATATCAGTAGTCTCTCCTATAACATCTACTGTAGTTTCAAATAATTCTTCTGCTAGTCTTTCCATCATCTGACCATTTTCTTTAGTTTTTATTCCTGATAAAAACCCAATACAAGAATATAGTATTAAATTAGGTGTCATGTAAGCCCATTCTGTCCTTCTATCACCTGTTTTTACTAATTTATTAAAAGCATTAGTAAAATCTATAATATTTTCTAATACTTCGTTAAAATCAAAGAATTTTTCAGAAGTGTAATCTTCTGTAGCTGAATATACAGTCTTTTGGACAAAACTAATATACTTTTTAAGTATATCTTCGTGATATTTGTTAAGACTATGAAGTTTCATAAAGATTTTCTTATTATTTCGCAATTATATCAATTTTTTTTATATTACACTAGAAGTTTTTAGAAATCACGAAAAGTAAACTACTTTTGCACTATTCCACATATTTTTATTTATTGCCATTACTAAGCAATCCACCATATCATCATGTTTTGCAGATGGAAATTTTACTAACTGCTGTATAAATTCTTCGTTCCATTTTCCTTGCAGCAAACTTACTCTGCCTGATTCTAAAGAGGCAGATATATCTTGCACTCTAGCTACTTTATCTTTTGATGGTGGCTTGTCCTCTCTGACATTTAGTCCTGTTTCTTTTTGTAGTGTTTGCACTATTGACTTTCCTGATGCCTTTGGCTCTACATATATTCTACTTCTGTTAGAATATCCATTTTTTTGTACCCATTGAGGTATAAACTTAACCAATTCAGGAAATTCCTTTCTAACATTTACACAATCTATTATCTGCCACCTGTTATCTTTAAATATATATGCTAACAAAGCTGATGGATCATTCTTTTCATTTGCAGTATATGCAGGGTCAATAACAAAATCAACTGTTGTTTTTTCACCCACCTCCATCATTTTAAATTTATCTATTTTTAGCCACTCTGCTTTTATCATTCCTGAATTTAGTGGTGTTGGTGTTTGCATTAGCTGTCCTGCATAGCCATAACTACCTAATGCTTGTTTATAATCATCTAAAATTGTTTTGCTAAATCTATCTGTCCAAAACAATCCATTTTTATCATAATATTTTTCTAATTTTTTTGGCTTGACATCATCTGATAATTCTGCAGGTATGCAAATGTGTTTATATTTTAATCTGCTTGTATTATCGTACAATAAAAACCCACTTAAATCGTTATCATGTATTCTCTGCATAATAATAATTCTTATTCCCGTTAATGGATTGTTCAATCTCGAGTAAAATGTTGTTCTATACCACTCGTTAGCATTTTCTCTTTCTATTTCTGATGCTGCATTTTGGGGAGATACAGGGTCATCTACTATCAAAAAATCTCCCCCCTGCCCTGTAACTGTTCCTCCTACCGATGTCGCTCTTCTAACCCCCAAAAAATTATTTTCATATCTTGATTTTAAGTTTTGGTCTTTTTTGATGTGAAACAACTCTCCCCATCTGTCTTTAAACCAACTTGAGTTTATTATATCTCTACTTCTTGTTGAGTGTTCTATAGAAAGCTCTGCAGAATATGATGCTGTTATAAATCTAAATTTTGGATTTCTAATCCAACTCCATACTGGAAACATAACAGTTACTAAAAGAGATTTTGTAGAACGAAAGGGAATATTAATTACTAAATCTTTTGTTTTTGGTTTATTGGCTATTATTCGTTCTGCTTCTTCTTGTAAAGCATCACATAGATATTTATGATGCCAATTAGTAGACAGCTCAATACTAGGTTCAACGATATGCCAAGCCTTTTTAAAAAACTCATAGAATGATAGTTCGCATAATTTTTTTTCTAATGCAAATCTAAGTGTTTCATCAGTTGTTGTCAATGTCATCAAGTTTTGCTCTTAGCTCCTCAATGCTCACATCATCATTTAATTCTATTTTTACTTTTTTGGTCGTGTTATCGTTTATCTCAGATGATGATAATTTTGGAACTGTATAGTTAAGTAGTTTAGAAACTGCATTTATATATGCTTCAGGATTTTGATCAAATAATTTATCAAGTGCCATTCTTATTTTAGTTGAATGACCTTCTAAAGCCCATGTTAAAGCATTTCTGCTTATTTTTGTAGCAGTAACATTATTTTTTTCTCCTTTCTTTCTGCCTTCTGTATTTATTTTACCGCCATTTGGAAAATATTTATCAGTAGTGCTTTTATAAGGATTTAATTTGTTGAGGTTGCTTTCTTTCAATTTATGTCTTTTATCTTCACTCATATTTTATTTATTTTTTTTATTAGCGTCTCAAAAAGCCCTTCAGGCTCATCAATCTCCTTTAGTTTTTTTATTGCCCATTCTATACCACTTGTTCCTCCCCAACAATCCCAAGCAATCCCTCCACATCCTTCTGAATATGGCACATCTTTATGTTGTTGATGTCTTTTAAATGATGCCATACGAGCAATCGTTTCCCTACTCAGATTTTCTCTGTTTTTGAGCTGATTGGCTCTTGCAAACCCTACGGGCGTTAGACAATCATTTGGATTGTCATTTTCTTCCAACCATTTTAACGCCCTTTTTGCATTATTAGTTGCAGATTGAGGGTAGTCATTATATGTTTCAGCCATTATAGTTTTTTTATAGAGTCAGCTATTTTATTTATGTACTCGTCAAGTTCTTCATCTAACATTGATGCTGTTAAAACTGAGCAATCCATTGCTAACGCTTTTTCTTCATCAATCATATCAATTAACTTTCCTGCTGCTTCAAATACATCGTCATAATTAAATTGGGCTGCTCTTTGTCTAATTGCTGTCAATGCTTTTCTATATATTTTACCATCTTTTCCAAATGGAAATTTATATCTTTCTTTAGTTTCTTCGTTTGCATCTTCATTCTCAAGTAAAAACCATTTAGCGTAATTATCCCAATCATCGCCATCTTCACCTAATAAAGCATTTTCTTCTTCTGAGCTAAAGCTCCAATCTGAAACTTTATCTATCTTATCTTCTTTTATTAATGTTGTAGCGTAATCATAAGCTGTAGAATTTAATCTTGACATAGCATAAAGCTCTTCTTCTTCTTCATGTTCTTGTCGTGTTTCTTCATGGTCATAAGTAAATTTAATTACCATCTCTCGATCACCATCTTCAACATGAACAATAAGCTCTCCATTTGAATGAAGTTCTTTCATTTGTTCTTCGGTAAAGTTTAGCGTATATTCAACATCTTCTTCGTGATTATATGATGGCTTAAGTGTTTCTTCTAAATACTCTCCTTGATTTGCTAATTGGCAATCTTCAAGAGTTTCATATTGACACTCTCCTGTTTGTCCCCATTTGTATAATCCATTTTCACATTCCTCGCAAGGCATAATTTCTATTTTTTTAATTTTTATATTTTATGATTGGTCACAATCTCTGTATAACATTAGCGTTCCACTAACAATATCTATTGTAGTAAAATCTGCCATAATCTCATCTCCTGCTAAAAGTTTAAACCCTCCATTTGCAAAAACTAAAGCATTAAGAGAGTCTTGACCTATATTAGTAGCAAATATATTTCTAAATTTAGTATTTTCTAGTGCTACAATTTTATATACATGAGAATAATCAGTACATCCTGTAATAGTAGGTTGTCCTGCAGGTGCTGATGCTTCCCATACTGTTGTAGGTGTTACTCCCTCCGCAGAATTATCACTTAAGATTACTGTTTGGCATCCACATTTTCCATGTCCTTCATATGCTAAATCAGCACTTATTGCAGGTGCAGAGTTTGATGTAATCATTTTAGGTGGATGGTAACCTGCCATATCTTTTTCTTTTTTTACAAATAAAACAAAATATATTACAATTCCTACGAAATTAAAAGAAATTTTATTAACCTGTCTTTATTCATAACTTTATCTTTTACCATATCTTTATCTTTAAGAGTATTAGATACCCTTAATATACCCTATCTATATGAAATTGGATTTAATTCCATTTTTAAAATTTTTTTTACTTCCAAAAGTTGCTTAATAATTAATTTATTTTCCTATACCTTTGGACTTCTTATAGAATACGCTGTTGCTCATATCGCAACTAGCATATTTGATCACCTTCTTAAAAAATAATATCATGTTTAAAAAATTAAAGAAACTTAATACATATAAGTTTGGCAAAATAACTATACAACTACTTCCTCCAAAAATAACTTTCAACTTCTAAACATAATTAAGAATATCTAATTATGAAATTGGATTTAAAATTAGGATGTGTACGTAAATATGGTTAAAGAAGCGGAATCACAAAAATTACGGATTTTACTTTCAACCTTCCCTTTTTTTTTCAAAAACAATCTTTTTTTTAACTTTTTTATTAAAAAAATGCTTTTAAAAACTTTTTAATAAGTTTTTTTGTGAAAACTTGCACAAGAAAAGAAAAAAATCAGCTCATAATAAGCTATTTTTAAAACTAATTTTAAAACATTGTAAAAAATTAAGCATAAAAAAAGACCTATCAATTTAATGATAAGTCTTGTATTTTTAGCGTGTTTTATATTAACAACCTAACAAGGCTAGAAAAAATAATATAGTTAATATAAGATTGCTAGGATTAGTCTTTGGAAGTTGTCCACTCATTATATTTTATTTAATTAATATCTGTTTTTGATCCGTCCCACTCTTTACCATTTAGAAACCATTTAAAAGACTTTTGATAAATGTTTACATTAGGTAAGGCGTTTAATCTTTCTTTAGTTGTTGGAGTAAACCAGCCGCAATTAGTTATCATTAACGTGCGTTGTGGGTCGTTGTATCTGTATGCAATAGCGTTGTTATGTAACTTTAATATTGTTACGTTTGGCAATACTTCAACCGACATATTTTGTTTTTTAAATGTTTCAGCGTTCATGAATGCATTAACGCTTTGTTGTGTTATTAGTCTCATTTTATTAGTGTTTTATAGTTATTAATTAAATTAGTTTAACATTTTTCGGATCAATGTACTCGGGGTGTCCGCTTTCATCTTCTAAATCAAAATAATATACAGGAATATCCCCCGTTGATTGTAGTATCTCCTCTAGTATTAGATTGATCTTGCCCTCTCCTGCTAGTTCATCCGCTAAATATTCACCCCAATATAGATAGTCTTCTTTATCTGCAAACATATAGCTTAAGAATCTTTGTTTTTTTAGTTTGTATTTCATTTTATTAGTGTTTTATAGTTAGTATTATTTATTATATATTTTATCTAATTCAGGGGCAACAAAGTCCCAAAAATTTTCTTCTTTCTTTCTTGATGCGTGTAGGCTTGCAAGTGTTTCGCTGTTTAAATTCTCTAAATTATAGCCGAACTCGTTAGCCATTTCTAAAGACTCTGAAAGGCTTGTATCGTGTTCTCTGAGGTATTCCATCGCCTTGGAATAATAAATGATCTCAACATCCCAAAATCCACCCTCGCAAAGGTCATCGAATATTTCGCTGCTGTCTTTGTGTCCTAGCTCTTCTGAACAGCTCAAATAGTCTAAAGCATCATCATTTAAATACTTAATTGTTAAGCCCTGCAAAGTGTCTCGCATTAATTCATTTTTTGCGTGTTCTCTATCTTCTTGAGTTTCTTTGTAGTTGATCGGGTTGTTTGGGTCGTTCATTGTGTGTGTGTCCATTGTTTAAAGTGTTTTAATAGTTAGTTAATTATTTATTTATATAATGCTTAAAAGTTGTGTAAGTCCTAAATATAAGGCGATCATTAGACAAACCGCAACAACATTAAATATTATCTTATCTTTTTTGCTTGTTATTGCTTGAATGTCGTAATTGTTTTCATAATTTATTTTTTTAAAGTCTGCCGCTTGTTTTCCGTTCATTATTTGTACTTGCTTTGTTTTCTTGTTTGTTATTTTGTAATCAGTCATTTTTTTAGTTTTATGAATTAATAGCTGCGTTAATAGTAAAAGTAATTAAGGCAATAAAGCCGCCCGTATAAATTAAATTAGTGATTGTTTCAAATGTTTTTGTCATTGTTTTATAATTTAGTTAGTTAATTAAATCTTTGGCAAAGATACAACAAAAAAACAAATAACCAAATTATTTACAACAAATTTACAAATTATTTACAATAAATGTTTAATCGGTGTAATATATAGGAACGCCCGCACGAATAACAAAAAAAACTAAATAACCAAATAAAAAAGCAATTATTTTTAAGGCCCATTATCAAGCAAACCTCAACCAAAATACCTAGCAGTTTCAGGGCCTCAGCAGTTTCAGGGAGGGTCGGCAGTTTCAATGAGCAGAAATAAAAAAAAGCCAAGAAAAATAAATTCCTTGACTTCTTTCAACCAAAACACACACAACCTCTTTTATATTTTCACATAAGTCTTAAACCTAAGTATCTTATTGATTATAGACTGACTTACCTTATACATAGATGCTAGATCATGTTGAGTGTACTTACCTGTCTTGTAGTCTGCTCTAACCTTCTGTGCTTCTTCATAAGTAAACTTACGCTTGGCATAACCTCCACCTCGCATATCTTTTCTTTCGTATATATTAATACTCATATCTTTTTATTAAAATAGTTATCAATCACTTCTATACTCTCATCTAACCCTTTAGTAACCCTAGCACAATACCCTTGCTCATTAAGGTATGCTATCCATTCTTTCTGCTCTTTAGTTGGATAAGATTTTTTATCCTTCTTTATTTCTAAGAACAATCCATGATAGACACCCCCCCCCTCTGAGGCACCCCCCCTCTCCATAGGAACGCAGATTTGTAAATCAGGAAAGCCTTTAACATATCCTGTAGCCTTAGCCTTAACTGCTTGTTTAAACGATGTTCTTATACCTCCTAAACTAGCACAATACTTAGCATCAGGATATTGTAATTTAAGATACTTTACTACGCTTTTTTGTACTTCTTCTTCTTGGTTTCTCAATTTTCTTTTCTTTTATAGATTGCTTAATTTCTTTACGAATATCCATCATTTTATTGTATACTCTTGTTTCTAGCTCGTCAAAATCTAAACCAAGATCAATTACTTCAGCCTCGGCTTCTCTGATTCTTAAAGTTAAAAATATGCAGTAAATTGCAACAATAACAAATAATATAGTTCCCATATAGTTTTTTTTAATTAGTAAGTAGTTTCTCCATATTGTCCCTCAACATAGATGTTTTTATATATTATATCTATCTCAGTATTTTTAGATTTTGAATGTCTTAATATCTTGTCTTTCAATGCTTTATCTTTTTTTATCATATCAATATTATTAGTCAAAACAAATGTGTCAATCTTTGCATACTTATAATTTCTTACAGAACCTTTCTTCTTATAGCCATACTCTACAATAACTCTATAGATAGGGCTACCCATCTTATTTGCACTCTTCTATTTTCTCTAGCTCAAACTCTAAATGAGCTATTGCTTTTTTTATACACTCTACTGGTGATTTGTGCTTACGTGATGCACGAAGTAAATAAGTTGTTGCTGTCCCTATATTATAAGAAAGATCAAATCCTGACACTACCTTTCTTGCTTCATAACCATTGCTTCCAATATAGTAATGAGGTATTCTTTTATCTTTCATTTTTTTTATTATTTGCTTGTCCATACTTGTAATCACTATGCAATCCTCCCGTTCTAGTTTCATGCTTTTTAAGGTTTTCTTCTATATTATTCACTTCTTTTCCTCTAGTCATAATATAAGATAAAGCTGCATAGCTAATTCCCCATATGCACAAAATTAATGTTATACTTTCAATCATTTCTTAATTTATAATTCGTCATCAAATTTAGTACAAAAATACGCTTCTAAGACACATATTATTATAATTATTAACCAAACTGTTGTTAATATCTTCATTTTCTCAAACTTTCTCCTTTCATAAATACAACTTTACAGAGCCTTTTAATCCTGTC